ACTACTCTGTCCATTTCCAATAAATCACTTGACTTATCATTTACTAACCACGAAATAACTTGTTTGAACACATCATCAGCGTTTTCTTCAATACAAAAGTCGTTTGTTAAATAGATATAATCTCTTTCATCGTCAAAATAATTTAAATCTGCAACTACTGCGTATCGATGTGTTTCTTTTAGGTTTCTTCTCTTTAAAACGTGTACCGTTCCGATTGATTCAACATTAATCAGTACATCTCTTTGTGTTAAAATCCACTTCATTCTTTCTCTCCTGTTGTTGTTAGTCCGTCCGTAATTTCATTCATAAAAATTCTGTGTTTCAAATACGCTCTCCAACATTCACACGGTTTCACATCACCGCATACCGTTTCACACCACTTGTCAATGTCTTTGTTGTTGTGCATATAGTCATCAATCCCATCATATTGGCAAGGTTCTCCAAAGTGTTCTTCCAATATCTGACAGATAAGTGTTATCTTATCTTTCATTCTTTATTTCCTGTTCTTCCTGTTCGTGTAGTCTATTTAATACACCTAAAGCGAATTGCCATGGAACATTATATTTCTCCGCTAATTCGTCAAATACCATGCTGAACACTACAAATGGCATTGTGCTTGCGATTTCGTGTAGTTCTATCATGTCTTTATAGAATTGATCTCCGTTTTTTACCGTTACTTTGCATAGCGTTTCCAAATCCATTTCTACGCTCATTTCAAAGCTACAAGGCTCTGTCAATCCTTTTAGTTCTTTTAGGTTGTTCGAATAGTCCTCGACTAAATCAAAGTGCATTTCCTTTATTCCTTTAAAAGGAATAATTCCGGCTGCCGTTTTGATAAACAAATCCATATATTCTTTATCCTTGTTATCCATTTTCTTTCTCTCTTTCTATTCTATCTAGTTTCGCTACTCCCTTTGCTATTTGCCACGCAACCATAAGTATTGATAGAACAATTGCCGTTGTGTCTTTTCCGTTATCCAATTGCACTTGAATTAAGTGTAGTCCGTATAGATCAAGTGCTATCATCACAAGACTGTATATCATTAATCATTCCCTCTTTTGACAATCTTCCATCCTATGTAAGCAATAGACAACACAATACCTAAAGGATAGTTTTTATTTTCAAAGCATTTATACACAAAGAACAACCAAACAATATTTATTGTGAGTGCTATAAGCCATCGTATTACTCTTTCTTTTCGTGACGGAATAAAGCCATAGTCTACTAAAAGTCTTTCCCATTTTTCTGCTTCTTTCATTCTTCTTCTACCTCTCCCCACGCACAACTTTTACAATTGTGATTACATATTGATTGTGCTTGTTTACACATTTCCTGTTTAATCGTTGTTTTGCGTGGTTTGCAAAACAATCTATCGGAAACGGTAATATAACCACTTCCGCCTGTCGCAACTTTTTTTGATTGACACGTATTATTTTCTTCGTGGTAATACACACATTCTTTACATGGATTTTTGATTAATTCTTTCAACTTCATATTTTCTCTCCTTTTCATTTAATCTTTCTTCAATTGCTTTTTGCTGATTTCGTATCTGATTAATTGGTTTTTCAGTCAATTCGACAACTTTTATCAACAGCCAATAACCAATTAAAGGTAGCGTTACGATTGTTAATGCTCCGATTAGTATATCCATATCAATCCCAATCGTTTCTTACTGGCGCACTTCCGATTTCGTAACCTATCCAAAGTCCGACTAAATATGCTCCGATCACTAGTAATAAAGTTTTCATTTCTTCTCCTTGTATTCCTCAATTATTTTTATCACGTCTTTTATCATGGCTTTTTTACCGTCAACATAGCCTAACATTGTATTACTTATAGCCCACATATCTGTAAACTCAAGGCTTTTACTTCTCAATACAAGTGTTTCCAGAAGATTATCAATGAATTTTTCTGCATCTGATTTCGGTTCTTTTTTTGGTTCTTTTTTTGGTTCTTTTTTTGGTTCTTTTGGTTCTTCTTGTTCCTCTTTTTCTTTAAGTGCCAATGCCTTCTCACATATATTAAGGTGTGTACAAGCGTAATATTTATGCCCTAACATATCCGAATAAAATGTATTGCATTCAATTTCAAAGTACGGACATTCTTTAACACAATGTTTTGTACACGTGTTTACGGTTACAGTATTACTCATGTTGTTCATCCTCTATTTCTATACATTCACTATTTGCTATCTGTTCATCCGTTGTTGAATAGCCTAAATAAACGGTTAAAAATGAATAATCACTTCTGTATGAACTGTATATTTCATCCCATTCAAATACTCTGTCATTGAGTTTAATTTTCTTGGGTTGAGTTCCGTTTCGGATCATGCCCAACAATTCATAAAACGTTATCAACATACTTCCAATGTTTCCCTTTCAATTTTCCACCTGTTCTACATGATTGCCGTATCGCTGCCGGTGTTACTTTGATACTGCGTCCTGCTTTTCTAGCACTATCAAATATTTCTTCTGTTTCAACGCACATAACCTTACGTGATAGCTTATCTCTTACATCTTGAATAGGTATTACCACTTGCAATTGTTGCTTCTCAAAACACCATTTCTGACCGTCTTTAAACATCACATCTACAACTGCATTAGTCGGTTCATCATCTGCATATGTAACTGATGTTACAGTGCCTTCTTCTCCGATGTAGTCTGTCTTGTTTTTTCTTTTTACTTCCGACATTAACTGATACTCATACGATGATGAGATACGATTGAATTTAACAATGTCGCCTACTTCAATCATGGTTTCTCCTTTAGTGTGTATCGTGTAAATGTAACAGATTCTCCATCACGATTTTTAGTCGTGACGGATTGTCTGTTAAAGTCGTATCCTTTCAAAACTAAGTCGTGGATTCTGCTAGATAATCTAGTGATACCTAAGTCTTTAAAGGCTTCATATGTTGTGATACTTCCGTATCTTTTAATGTAGTCAATTATTTTTTCGCATTGTGTCATTGTTTTTTCCTTTTAAAATAAAGTCATTTGTTCAAATTTCTTTGGCTTGTAATTCTTTTTAAGATAGTCGTAACTGTTTGTGTACACCGATACATATTGCGTTCCGTTTATATCGTAGTATCGGTAATCTGTACTCTTGTCGTGTTCTTCATCCGATCGTTCCAGTACCATTACATAGCTATCTTCTATGACCATGTAGTCTGCGTTAGGGAACAAACGTTTTACATATTTGTCTGCTCCCATAACGTCAAACTCGCAGTATTTGTTCTTCGCTTTCATAGTCTTAAAAGTTCGGCAACATCATTTGTTGTTGCGGTTTATATGTTGCGTTGCTAAATGGATGATTATAGATTTCTGCTTTAGAAATATCACTCATAATAGCTATCATTTCTTCTTTCATTCGGTTATGTTCTGCCTGCTTGCGTTGAATGTTTGTTAATACATTTGTTTCCGCTTCGGAAATAATGACGTGTACATTCACTTGTTTTGTTTGTCCAAAACGATAGCATCTTCTAACCGCTTGATAAAATTGTTCAAACGAATCAGACAATCCGCAAAATACCATGTCATGGCAATTCTGCCAGTTCATACCGAATCCACAAATTGATGGTTTAGAAATCAATGTTTTCACTGTTCCATTCGAGAATCCGATCATTGCGTTTTCTTTGTGTTGTGAAGTATCAGAACCTTTTACTTCTACACTGTCAGGAATAGTGTTTTTCAGCTCTTCCGATTCGTAATTAAAATCACACCATACAAGGCATTGTTCGGTATCTTTTACAATTTCGTTTGTTAGCTTCACTCTATCCGCAAGGCTTTTTTTTCTTGCCTGTCTGCGTTCTGTTAGCGTTTCTGCAAAAGCAGCGAACAATCTATTTTCATCTGGTTCACTATCTAATATGTGAGTTTGGATGTTTAACTCCGGCAATATAAATGCACTTCCGTCAAATCCTATATTGGATGGATTGTCTATTGTCATTGCCCATGTCGCCATCCATTTAAAGAATTCCTTTTCTGCGTGCTTTTTCAATCTCCATCCGATATGTTCTTTTAACATGTCGTTAATAAAGAATGTTGATAACATTTCAGACCGTGGCATAACTCCTAAAAATTCGCATGTTGTTCCTATTTCTGTGTAGTCGTTCGGTGATGGTGTAGCGGTACAACATAGTTTATAAGGTGTATGAATAAATCGTTCCTGTAATTCCTTTGTTGTCTTGCCACTGTATGACTTCATGATGGATGATTCATCTAATACAATTCCTTGAAATTCATCTGTATCAAATTTATGGATTTTTTCATAATTGGTAACATTGATTCCTTGAATACAATCTTCTTGTGATTCCGCAAGTTTGGCGGTGATTCCAAAACGTTCCGCTTCTTTTACTGTCTGTTTTGATACCGCAAGCGGTGCAAGAATTAATACTGATCCGTTCGTGTGTTTGCATACTGCATCTGCCCATGCTAACTGTTGAATGGTTTTTCCCATGCCAGTATCTTCAAACAATGCACATCTGCCTTTTCTTAATGCCCACTTCACAATGGCTTTTTGATAGTCAAATAGATTTTCATTCAGTTCATCACATTCAAATCCAGAACGTACTGTTTTGAAATCCTTTGTCTTTAAAAATTCTTCGTATGTCATTAGAACAACTCCAATTGAACGGGTTTATTCAATGCGCTTTCACAATTTTTAACCGCCTGTTTGTAATAAGTGGGTTTTAATTCAATTCCAATACCTTTTCTATTCATTAATAAGGCTTGATATACTTCACTTCCAATACCTAAGAACGGTGTAAATACAACATCATCTTCTGCACTCCATAATTCAATACATCTTTCAATTACATCTAACTGTAATGGTGCAATATGCTTTTCATCCTTATCATCACGTGCTGATTTTTTATTCAGTGTATTTGACTGATTGATGTCCATCCATACTGGACTAGCGTAATTCTGCCATTTATCTACTGGGAATGATTCGTTTGTGTGCGTGATCGGTTTCGTGTTTTCTCCATCCTTGCGGAACGTAAGAATGTAATCTGCTATACCTTGTCTGCACATTGCGCTGTCTTTCTTAATCTGCTTATGTAAAAGTCCTAATGCTTTTGTTCTCTGCATGGCAACCACTGGGTCTTTCCAAATCGTAACTCTTGAATGATAGATAAAACCGCATTTCTGAAACAGTCTGATTATCTCCCCCGGAAAATCATTCATTCCGATAAAACCGTCACGGCTCTTTGAAGTTGGTAAATCCATACAGTGAACAGAAACTAATCTACCTGTTCTTAAAATTCTATAAAGTTCTCTTACAATAAATTCAAACTGCGTATAAAATTCTGCTTTTGATTTACAATTCCCTAAATCCCTTGGGCTATCTGAATAGCTATACAATGATTCAAAAGGCGGTGAAAAGATTGAATAGTCTACCGATTCATCCGCTAGTCCTTTCATTACCTCTGCACTATCACCGTTATAAAGTGCATATTTATCTGTGATTGCTTGATCTAACACTTGCATATATTGGCTTCCTTTCTGGCTTCTTTTTAAAATAAAGTCAACTGT